GCGGAAACCGAACAAATCCGCAAAGCCATCGAGATGATGGAAGAAGACCTACAAGGCAAAAAGGCCGAAGGAGACCTATGGCGGCGACTCCAAGAAGGCGGCCCCGTAATGTCGGGGCTCGCCAAATTCCTACCAATCCTCAGAACCCTACTCGGACGATGACCACACACCTGCAGAAGCACAAAGAGCGGCAAGGAACGCGCGACACCGCGATCCGCTGCACGAAGGAAGAAGACAAGACGCGACAGGAATGGAAGAAGGAAGCAGACATCAACTACATCGTCCAACGCGTGATGGCCGGGCACGTAGTGCCTACGCGGCCGATGGGCAACGGCATCGCCGACTACACGCAAGACATGGACACGATGTACCAAGCCGCCGACGCACTCGGCGACCAATACAACGCCCTGCCAGAAAAACTGAAGGCGCAGATCTCACCACAGGATTTCCTCAACCGCGCCTTGAACCTGCAGAGCCTCGACCCGGCCCAGCTGGACATGGAACTACAGGACCTGTCGCAAAAAGACACCACCGAAGACCCGCCGAAGGCGTGACAAAGTGGTGTCAGAGAGCACATATATAATCAAGAGAGGTATATGTGCTCTCACCCGCCCCACCTTGGGGCGGAAACGGCCCTACAGGGCCTAAACTCAACCAAAGGGCACCGACCATGCGTCGAAAGAACAACACGTCACACGGGGCGTTTAACCGCCGCGCGAGCAAAACCCACAAGCTGAACAAGCTGAACCCCCTCCGTGGGGGCTTCCGTCTGTAAATGCGATGCCTGCACCCGATTCCGGCAGCGCGAACGGAAGTCGAGGTCAGACTACATCCCCCCTCGGGATTCGGAACGCCGTTCCAGATCCCGTGCGGGGGATGCTTGAATTGCCGCATGAATGACCGCCTCGGATGGGCCCTGCGAGCACGGCTCGAAGCCCTGGACTACGAGGACAACACGTTCGCTACGCTCACACTGAACGACGAACACCTGACGCACGCCGTCGAAGTACGACACCTCCAGTTGTTCTACAAACGGCTGCGAAAAGAACTCGGCGGCTACTACACAAAAAAGGGAACCCACAAAGGTGGACTACACGACAAACACGGGAACCCAAGGAAACTCCGGCACATCAGCTGCGGAGAGTACGGAGAGGAAAACGGACGGCCGCACTATCACGCAATCCTGTACGGGGTGCGGCCGGAAGAAGACGCCGAACTAATTGACTGGTGCTGGGGCATGGGACTCACGCACAACGTGCGAGCAGAAACCGGAGCCATCCACTACGTGGTGGGCTACCAGATGAAAAAGCTGAACGAGCCCGAGCACCAGTATGAAATCGGCTACTGGGAACGCCTGAACTACGAGACAGGCGAAATCGAAGCAGGCAAAAAAAAGAACTACCTGCTAAACCCGCCGTTCCGGATCATGAGCAAAAACCCCGGCATCGGCGGAAATGCAAGAAAGTACGCGCACTCATGGCGCACCCATGCGGTCATGGACGGGAAAACGCTCCGCGTGCCCCGATTCCTACATGCCGCATGGAAAGACCAAGCAACAGAACAAGAGAAAGAAGATAGAGAGTGGGAAATCCACCAGAGAAAACAAAAGAAGGAAGAAGAAAACACCGCGCACGCGCAGGAAACCGATACGCACGCACGCTACCTACAAACAATGGAGAAAATCGAAAATGAGATAAAGACAAAAACACTAATCGCAGAAACGAAAATGAAGAGAAGCAGAGCCAACAGACGCTAGCGCGTCACACAGAACCGGACCGCCTCCACTCCGCAGACAAGCTGCGTCGCTACGCGGTCCTTAAAGGAGAAACACATGCACCGCGAGCTCTATTGCATCGTAGACCGAAAAGCGCAGGACCTGGTCGGGCCCGTCATAACGGTCCGACACGAAGCAGAAGCAATCCGACTGTTCTGCAGCCTCATCGCCGCAAAGGGAGAAACACAGGTCGGCCAGTTCCCGAAAGACCACACCCTGATGGCAATCGGCAAAATCGAAATCGACAACGAGATCATGCTCGCCGGAGAGTTCTACATCCGAGAAGTCCTCACGGGCGAAGCAGCACTAACACTCATCGCGCAGGAGAGCTAAAAAAATGGGCTTGAACTTGCCAAGCCGAAAACTGGTCTCGCAGCAGGACGCGAGCCTGAACAAGCGGCCAGACGTACCCCGGAGCCAATTCATCAACCGCTTCGGCCTGAAAACGGCCTTCAACGCGGGAATGCTGATACCCATCCTCGTGAACGAGGTCCTGCCGGGCGACCACCTGAAGTACAAAATGAACGCGGGAATCCGACTGGACACGCCGTTCTTCCCGGTCATGGACAGCCAACGCATCGACGTCCACTTCTTCTACACGCCGAGCCGAGTGCTGTGGGACAACTTCCCCCGCATGCTCGGGCAGCAAGACAACCCAGACGACAGCATCGAGTACACCATCCCGAACCTGTCGAGCATGCCGGCCAACGGGCCAGCAGTCGGAAGTCTCGCAGACTACATGGGAATCCCGACAGTCGGACAGATCACGGCGGGAGAGGGCGACAACCTGATAATCAACGCACTACCATTCCGCGCGTACAACCAAATCTGGAACCAATGGTTCCGCTCGCAAAACCTGCAAGACCGCGCGCAGCAGATCACCACAGACAGCGGCGGCTCGTACTCGAACTACAACCTACTCCCACGGAACAAGAGCCATGACTATTTCACAATGGCCCTTCCGGAACCGCAACGCGGAACCGCGCCAACTATCCCTGTGGGCGGACTCGCCCCCATCGTCGGCATCGGGTTCGACACGGCCGCCACTGGCGGAACCAGCACGGACGTCAAAGAGACGGACACCGTCGCCACGGTGAACTACCCGATCGGCCGCACAGCGGCCGTCTTCGCCGCGACAAGCACGCTCGCCAACGCCGCACCGGAGATCTACGCGAACCTCGCGGAAGCGACCGGAGTGAGCGTCAACCAGTTCCGACAGGCCATCATGGTGCAAACGCTGCTCGAGCAGAGCGCCCGAGGAGGCACCCGCTACGTCGAACAGATGATGTCGATCTGGGGTGTCAGACCCCCCGATTACCGCGTGCAGCGGCCGGAATACATCGGCGGCGGAAGCTTCAACCTCGTCATCACGCCAGTCGCCAACACGACGAACGAAGGCGACCCGCTCGGCACGCTCGGCGGCGCAGGCACCGCGAATGGCGTGGTCGAGGCGAGCTACGCAGCCACGGAGCACGGCTACATCATCGGACTGATCAGCGTCAAGACAGAGCTGTCCTACCAACAGGGACTGCACCCACTCTGGAGCCGGCGCACCAGGTACGACTTCCCCGTGCCGGCATTCTCCGGCCTCGGAGAACAGGCCATACTCCGCAAGGAGATCTACCTAACGGGCGTGACAGAGGACGACGACACGGTCTTCGGATACGTACCGCGATACGAGGAGTACCGCACCGAAGTAAGCCGCGTGACGGGCATCATGCGAAGCACCGCCTCCGGCACGCTCGACGCGTGGCACTTCGCCCAGGACTTCGCCACCGCGCCAACGCTGGGCGACACGTTCATCAAGGACACGCCGCCCATGAGCCGAGTACTCGCCGAGGGAGAGCTGGCAGACGGACAGCAGTACAAGGCGGACATCGTCTTCGACCGAGTCGCAACACGTCCGCTGCCGGCGTGGGGCATCCCCGCCACGCTGGGACGGTTCTGATGCCAGGCTTCGTGCTACCCCCCGTCATAACGACGGGGGCAAAACTCCTGAGCAAATGGGGACCCCTAGCCGCATCAGTGGCCGGGGTGCTGGGCCAGGGCCGCACGAACCAACTAAACGCCAAAGAGGCGCAAAAAAACCGCGATTTCCAAGAGCGCATGAGCAACACAGCGGTACAACGCTCGGTGAAAGACTACATCGCAGCAGGCCTCAACCCAGCCCTGGCGTACGATCGCAGCGCAAGCAGTCCCGCGGGAGCCACAACCCAGATGGGGAACAGCCTCCAGGCAGGCATCGCGAACGCGCTGCAGGTACGACAGATGAACCAAGAGCTCCAAAACATGAAGACCCGCCAGCAGCTCGACCTGGCGAACATCGACCTGATCGACAAAAGCAAACGCAAAATCGACCAAGAAATCTGGAAATCCGGAGCGGAAACCGAACAAATCCGCAAAGCCATCGAGATGATGGAAGAAGACCTACAAGGCAAAAAGGCCGAAGGAGACCTATGGCGGCGACTCCAAGAAGGCGGCCCCGTAATGTCGGGGCTCG